TATTTGCATCTATTTCTCCTAGAACATTAAGAAGAAAATATATTATAAAGGACTAACTATGGCTAATTTCTCTACTGATACAGATTTAACATTTTACCAACCAGATATTCTAACTTTTGGTATTTCATCATTCACAACTCCAAATGATTATCACGCACAAGCAAGAGCAGATATTGAAAGAGATTTAAGAATTAAATGGTTTCCAGTTTATTCAAAAGAAACTTATAGAGATATAGCAATATTAAACACAACTGAAATGGACGCAACACTATTAACAGACGCCCAATTTAAAAGAGCAAGTGTATTTAAAGTAATAGGTTTTTATGCGTGTCCACAACTTACAAAATTTAATTCAAATGATAATCCTGATAGATTTCAAGTTATGATGAAACATTATCAGCAAATGTATGCAAGTGAAATTGAAGATATACTTAGAGATGGTGTTGAATATGATGCTGATGATTCTAATACAGTAGCAGATGCAGAAAAAGCACCTTATCATAGACTCAAATTAATTAGATGAAATTAAATATTGAAAGTAATGTTTTACAAATTGTTGAAGGTTTTGAAAAACAAATTAGAGAACAACCTTCAATAGTTCAAAAGTCATTAGGAAGAACTGCAGAATTTTTAATGTTCTTAATTAAAAGAAGAACAGCTAAAGGAAAAGATTTTAATGGAATGGACTTTGTTAAATATACTCCTGAATATAGAAAAATAAGAGAAGCAAAACAGTTGCCAACTAAACCAGATTTATTCTTTTCAGGTAAGATGTTATCTAATATGACACAAAAATCTTCACCCACACAAGCACAAGTTTATTTTACAGCAATAAGAGAAGGATTAAAAGCTATGGGTAATCAAAGAAAAAGAAAATTTTTTGCAATAGGTGATGCTGAAGCACCATTACTTAAAAATAAATTTATGGAAGAATATACTAAATTAAGCAGAATATGAGCAAACGAGAAAATATAGCCAGTAATATAATTACTACAATTTCTACTGGTACATCACCCATTACAATTAAAAAAATTACTAGAGAACCTTTTAATGTAGATGAATTATCTGAACAACAATATCCAGCTTGTTTTATTCAAACTGGTAATGAAACTAGATCAGATCAAACAATGACATCAAGCACAATAACAAGACAAGCTACTGTTGATTATGTAATCATTGGATTTGTTAAAGGTACACCAACAAATATTGACACAAAAAGAAATGAATTAATTTCTACGATTGAAACTAGACTGGATTCTGATAGAACACGAGGTGGGTATGCAAAACAAACTCAAATAGTAGAAGTATCTACTGATGAAGGAGTTTTGTTTCCAATAGGTGGAATCAGAATGGTGGTGCGAGTTATGTATCAATACACTTCTGGCACACCTTAATATAAACAAACAAGGAGAACAAAATGGCAACTCATACTGGCTCAGAAGGAACAATTAAAATTGGTTCTACTGTTTTAGGTGAATTAAGAAGCTATACACTAGAACAAACATCAGACACTATTGAAGATACTTCAATGGGTGATGCTGTAAGAACTTACAAAGTAGGTTTAAAAGGTAGTTCAGGTTCAGCAAGTGTATTTTTTGACGAAGCTGATGCTGGACAATTATTATGCACAGTTGGTTCATCAATCACTTTAAATTTATTTCCAGAAGGTAATCAAACTGGTGATAAGTTTTACGCAGTTGATGCGATAGTAACTGGATATAATGTAAGTGCATCTTTTGATGGAATGGTAGAAGCAGAAATTACTTTCCAAGGCAATGGTGCAGTAACAATCGGAACAGCTAATTAATTAATTAAATAGAAAAGGAAGAATATGGCAGTAATAGATAGAGTGAAGGCACAGTTTGAATCTTTAGGCATTAAAAAGATTGAGGTAGCTGAATGGGGCGAGGAAGGCAAACCTTTAATAATATATTGTTCACCATTTACTTTAGGTGAGAAAAGAAACCTATTTAAAGGTGCTAAGAATGATGATCTAGGAGTATTAGTAGACGCTATCGTTCTTAAAGCAAAAGATGGTGAAGGAAATAAAATATTTAAACTTGATGACAAGCTAACATTATTGAATAATGCTGATGCTAATGTTATAGTTAAAGTAGCGACAGAAATGTTGTCAGGCGTGTCTTACGAAGAAGCCGAAAAAAAGTAAGAACTGATACAGAGTTATATTCTATACTTGCTCTTGGTCAGGAATTAAAAAAAAGTGTGGAAGAAGTTCTCTTGCTAACACAAGATGAATTTTATTATTGGATAGCGTTTTTTAAAGTGAAGGCAGAAAAAGAAAAATTACATTATGGCAGATCAGCAAGTAAAAATAACAATCTCCGCAATAGATAATGCCACAAAAGCACTTAATGATATTAAGAAATCATTAACTGGAATAAGTAAAGAAACAGATACAACACAAACAAGTTTTTTATCATTAAAAAATGTTGTAATAGGATTTGCAACAGTAACAGCAGTTGTTTTAACTAAAAGAATAATAGAAGCCACTAAAACATTTCAAGATTTAAGATCAAATTTAATAACTGCAACTGGTTCAATTGAACAAGGCACACAAGCGTTTAAATATTTAACGGAGTTTTCTAAAAAAACACAATTTTCAGTAGAGGATATTACTAAAGCATTTTTAACTTTATACCAAAATGGAGTTCAACCAACAGAAAAAATACTAACAACATTTACCACAGTTGCAGGAAACGCTACTAATAAATTAGATACGTTAAATGATTTAGTAGTCTTATTTGCTAAAGGGGCTCAAAATGCTGGTATAGGTGCGCAAACATTAACACAATTAGTTAAAAACAATATTCCAGTTTATGACATTTTACAAAAGCAATTAGGAATTTCTAGAGAAGGTGTAAATAAATTATTTGATAGTTCAACAACTGCTAAAATTGCTCTTGACGCTTTATTAGTTGGGTTAGAACAAAGGGCAAAACAAGCTAGTAATAGAGTTGATAACCTTTCAACAAGAATGGATTTATTTACAAAAAGCACACAACAACTACTTGCAGAAATAGGAGAAACAACTTCATTAAATTATTTTTTTGATACTTTAAATGAAGGATTTGAAAGAAACAAACCTTTGTTACAATTTCTTGGCAATCTTCTTGTTGGTGTAATTAATGTAGTAGCTTTTATTGCCGGTACAGCAAATAAAGTGATGTTTGATTTTTTTGAAATGTTTAGTTTTTATTTAAAACCATTAAAGAGTATGGCAGACACAGTTTATGACACTTTAACACCAGCATTTTCTTGGCTAACGAAACAATTAAATAATGCAACTAAAGCGTGGGAAGCATTAAAAAAAATTAGTAATGCAGGATCAAAGTCATTAATGACAAGAGATACATTTGAATCTGATAGGGCTGTTACAACAGGTAAATTGCCTGATGAACCGAAAGCAACTCCTAAAGCTACTGAATTACAAGAAATAGTTTCAACTACATCAATTGATTTATTAAAAGTGTTAGAAAGTTTTGAAAAAATATCAGACATTATTTCTAAAGGTGTAGCAACTGGAATAAAAGATGTATCTAAAACATTAGCAGAGTCAGTTGTGCTAGGAAAAAGTTTGCAAATGTCTTTTAGAGAGATAGCTCAAAATTTATTAGTTAAAATTCTTGCAGGTTTGATAGAACAAAATTTAATTAAATTAGCATTGTTAGCTTTAGATGAAATCTCATCTATCTTAGGAATTAAACAGCTATACACAGAAAGTTTAAAAACAAAAGAATTAGAAAAACAAGCCAAACTTAAAAAAGAAATTAATGGAGAAGTGACAACACAAGAAGTTAAACCAGAAGAAATGGCTAAACAACAATTAACACAAATTATTGAAACATTATGGGGAAAACTAAAAGAAACATTTGATACTGTTTTAAGTTCAGTATCTACTATATTTGACAGTATAGGAACATTCACAAGTGAAATATTTAATTCACTAAGCAAAAATTTAAGTGAAATTGTAAGTTCTTTAGCTGAAAATCTATCTTCTATACTGAGTTCTTTAGGTGGTGGCAGTAGTGGTGGTGGTGGATTTTTAAGTTCTTTAATAAATATTGGAATGAGTGCCTTTAGTGGTGGTGCTAATGCTGGAGATGCTATTTACACAGATTACGCAGAAGGTGGTGCTGTTAGAGGTGGTATGCCAATCACAGTTGGAGAACGTGGTAGAGAATTATTTGTTCCTTCTTCAAACGGAACTATTGTGCCTAACCATGATCTAGGTGGTGGAATGAATATAACATTTAATATTCAAGCAAATGATGTTAGAGGTATAAAAGAATTATTAATTGATAATAGAGCAACTATAATTAACTTAGTTAATCAGGGTGCTAATCAAAAAGGAAAATCTAATATTGTATGAGTGGAACATTCCCTTCAAGTCCAGCACCAAGTGGTGTAGCAATATCTACTAATCAAAATACTATTGTAACAACGACTGCTTCTGGCAGACGACAGGCTAGACAAATAGATGGACAAAGATTTAGAATAAC